TTATAAGGAAATGTCGTAGCTGGATCCTCGACGCCTTTGGCTGTAAACATCCCATAAGGATCGTAACCAGGCGGAGGCGGATACTTCGTCATGTAGTGCTCGATGCACCCCACGAGGTCAGTTGTTACCACCTTCCGCCCTATTGGTATTTGATCGACCTTACATGATCGCCGTAGTAACAGGCGCAGTGAAGGTACTGGATCTGCGAAGTTAACAAGAAATCGATTAGGATTTTGTGATGTAGAACCATAAGGTTCTTCACCTGCCTGCATCGACACATGTGAACATTTACTCAGATTATCCATTTCCATAGGATTAGCATACTCAAAGTTCTCCCCTCCGCGCACAAACACTAAGATCTGCACTGGCGCTATGTCCACCGGAGCAGACAAATTGGTCAAACAACGAACCGACAACAATCCGTTATCAAATGCACCCACGGCAGTCTTATCAGCCACGGTTGACCACATATCCGCGTTAGGCGATTTGTCATTGATCAACCAAGGGAAAACTTGTAGATACGGGACACGAAATTCCACCTCATCATTGTCAGAAATATCAACAATCTTAGTAAACACAATGTTCGAAATATCAGACGATGTACTCGTGAGACCGATGGGATCCCACGAGATACGTAAACGTCCTTGGTGAAATTTGCTGGCGATAATCTTGAATCGAAAAATGATGTCTCCCTGCCAGTTTGCAAACATAGATCCAACCCACGCCAAAGGCGTTTGATAGACCGTGTACGTTCCACCTGTAGTCACTCCTGAAGTTGACACCATATTGGGGTTGACTCGTGCTGAGAAGTATAATTTCCCAATTGAATCAGTAGTGTACCATTCTGCCTGTGTCAGATAAGCCTCACGTTGCACCAAGTAACTCATGGCTAATTCATCCTCATCTGGCCCACCAACAATTGATGGATCAACGGACAACTCAGCCTTCGGATCTAGTGTAAATTTAGACGTAGGCTCTGAAATGTGAGCCGAAGCTATATCATGGAATGGCACGTTCTTGAATGGACGCACATCCTCTATGACAGGCACATTGGACCACCCAAAGAGTTTAGCAATGTGGGAAACTGCTGATGCTCCGATGGTTGTCGCTTTTGCAAAACGACCTATGATCGGAATGGAGTGAAAATGCGAGGCAAATGAGCCAATGGCCGCCGCAGGGGCAGACACGGGTCCATTTCCATACTCATCATTCCCACTCTGCAATGCCGCGCGATATGTTGGACCTGACAGTTCAGGGTTCTCCATCCACGCATACACTTGCATTGTCACACCATTGGTAGTTGCCCCATTAGCACTCTGTAACGGTGCAAACTGCGTAAAAGTGATTCGTCCCATGAAAGTGATGGCCGCTGCTGATGTAAGATCCAAGTAGTCGTATGGCAACAAGAAAGGCAATGTAACCTCTCCTGCTGTACCCAACTGCGGATAGATCCACAAGTGTGGCCGCTGCGATAAGGCAGTAAGACGGGCCCCGCTGCTAGTCAATGGCAAGATGTTGTTTGGTGTTGGGGCATAAGACATCAACATTGCACCATAGTAAAACGGCGCTGCATTCATCACAATTTTAATCTTCAGACTACCGCGTAGAAACGCAAGATTTTGAATCTTATTCTTGATGTAACTGTTGTTTAAGAACAGCGTCCAAGGGTCTAAAGTTAGTTCTGAAAATGCCGACTCAGTCCAAGATATGGTCTGAATCAATGTCGGTCGTTCGAGAAATCCGGTAAGCGCTACAGACTTTTGGTCCATTATTTGGTCGCTAGGAGCAGTGGCAAATACCACTCGCTCACCAGCGTCCGCGTCATTAAAGGTGACGGTTTGAGAGGTCAGGCGCTCTGTGCTGCCCTCCATTTGTGATCTGCTGGTTGAAACAGCTGAATCAGTATTTTTATTAAAAGTAGAAGCAAGTGACATATAAGACGCGACAAAACACTCATTATAACGCGAATCCTCAACCAGAGGTGACTACATTCGGCAGGTTCACCGCTCTCCCTAAATAGGGAGCTCCCTCTTCCTTTACGCACGCAACGATTATCACAGTAGACTAACAAACAAGATCATAACATAAAGGGGGTTATTTGGTTTAGCAGTATTTAAACCACCGTGACGTCACCCGACGCCACATTAACACAAAAAACAACAAAAACCACGCTGTGTTGACTAACAACACATTGACTATGTTAGGGATGGCACTCACCCCGTAACAGAACTCTACACAAAACTTGACAATAACGCCAACAATACTAACCGTGTTCACAATTTTGGGTCGTTCGAGATTCCGAAACATACCCACACATAAGACGACGCACAATAACAAATACACAACAAGGATCTGAAAGAGACACCACAAGAACCGCATGTCGGGGTGGACATAGCAGAAAACATCAAAAGAGTAACATCTTTGTGGTGTGTAATTGGTCACCACTGGGGGTGTAGGGAGCGAATCAAAAGGAGACTCAAGCTCACAGACACCAGATTGGAGACGAGCTCGCTGAGATGCCGCTTTGTAAGCATTGACATAGAAATTGAAATCCTTTTTCACATACTCAATACCGTGCTTTTTACACAGGCGATCAATACGCTCAGTTTCCACATTGAACCTCTCTTCACCATGCCAAGCCCACTCATAAGAGGCGCTCACGCAACACGCAGCCAGGGTGGCTTTTGGAGTGATCACATCCCCACTACGAGTCCACATAAGACTTTTGTAAATTGAAGACGGATCCAATGGACACACACGCCCACCAAACTGTGCATCGTACACCCACCTCCTCTTGAGAAATGAGCCCTCATCCACATGGATGTAAGGTTTGCTCTCCGCACATTTATCTGCCATAGTGTATGTCACTCCAAATTGCGCCATGCCTGCAGATATAGACGAATGGTTGAACCAATCATGTCCATCATCCACTGTCAAGCCGTTATCATCACCATACGTTATCAAACGCACCTCATCATCGAATTCTCGACAGATTCTGGTGTATTCTTCTATACGTTCGGAATATGTGAGTTTTGCACATTCTGCAAAAGCAGGATGTAACATGATCCAAGCATAACGCATGTAAATCGTATTCACAATCCCGTTGATGATGACAGTAAGTGCTACTCCCGTAGGATTTTTGCCCAGAAATTGGACTAAGTCCCCATGGAAGTTACACATGAAGTATATGACATCGGCCTTTAGACAACAAAGATAACGAATGTGGCGTTCATTAGCCCCCACGTCTTTGTGGAAATCAATGATCAAATCGAAGGCAGCACAAAAAGCCGAGGTGACAAATGTTGCATCATATGATGAATAATCACCAAAGATCGCATTCCTTCCCTCGCTCATCTGCGCTAGGTAATTGTAAATGTCTTCCCATTCACTTGTCTGAGCCTCAACACCTGGTGCTTGCTCGAATATGAACTTGTTCATTTGTACCACTCGGATAAAAGAGAGCAACAACATGCGCGTGACCAGAGTACAGGGCAATGAAGCACCGTTGACTCCGCGCAATTTCCTCGCGATGATCTTCCTCATTGGTAGCACTTCATCTTTCGACGAATGTTTAAAAATGAAGTGTGATTGCTCTCCTCGTTCGTAACACTCAAACGTGTAATCCACCCACTCTTTGATCTCTTCATCAAAATCTATAGGTCCAGCCACACCAGCATCCTCATCAAGACAAATCATGAAATTCTTCTTTGACTTGCTGAACGGGAACCCTGCACTTGTTGAGATTGGGATGCGGTCCACGAATCTGAGACCATTCACCCCATTTACTGCGGTATGAAAATCATAAATCATGATCTCCTTCTTAGCCATCGGAAGGGCCGCACTCCATCTTTCTCTCAGAGCGTTACGGATCACCTTGACGATCTCAGGATTCATCTTGCAATTCAATGTTGCTAGTTTCTTGAAATTAAGGTGCTTTGGCATATAACCGCCCATGTG